TGCCGTGATATACCCTTTCGTCACGGCATTGTCGATCTGAAGGTCCGTGAGTCTTTCCTGTTTTCTCATGCTCTCAAAAAAGGGATACATTGCGCTGGTCATCGCTCATACCCCCGTCAATGCAAGAAGTGCATCTTCTATTGCTGCGATCCGTTCTTTGTCTGTTGGCGTTGTGTCTGCCACGGGTTCCGGGATAGTCACACGGGCGCATAGGTGAGCGTCAGTATCAACCGCCATGAAATCCTGATACCGGCTGTTCCCCGGATCTGCCGGGATGCTCATACCGTTGGGGCCTTGGATGCACTGGATATTGCCTTTTGCATCCGTCATTACTTTGAAATCTGAAGATTGGAACGCCATGATTACAACTCACATCCAACCGCAATAAAATGTGTCGTAGATACTTTCCCATCTAACGCACACCCAGTACCTGCCGTTAGACCCGATGCCACAGTCGCCGAAATGGCGCATCGAGATCGTGATATGAGTACCCCTGACATATTAGTAGTAGCGACTAATCCTCCGCCAGCAATACGGATGAGGAAATCTGTGACGTTGGAAAAACTGATCGTGGGAGCGACTCTTTTCGGTTGATATTGTGGATATGCGAGCACACTCGTGGTAGAGTCGCAAAATCCTTGACCGTATACACCGTAATTGATGGCCGGGAAAATGCGTTCGTAGTAATATTTGCATCGTTGTTCCTCGATTGAGATAGGTATAATCTCAAACGCCGTCGCCACACTTCCGAGCTCCAACTGCAATTCCGTTTGGCAGAAGTTTTTGGTCGTGATAGCGCCACATTCGATCTTAATCTCGATCTCAATACCGTTTGATACATCACCCATTGAGACGTTTTCATATTTCAGCGCGGTTGCTGTTGCTGTAGGTACGCTGATCGCACCGGAGTTTGAGATCGCCGTTACCGCTGCGAAATTATTAGCAGAATTGGCTTTCCGGACGTAGATCGTGTAATTGATATTGCTCCCGACATCGTGATAGACTTTCACCGAGAATGAGGCAGTCATGTTCTTGAACCGCACGGCGTCTTTGGCTTCTATGCGGTGCCTGTGGTAGAGGATGCCCGTCCCGGTCAGGGTGACACTCGCGAACTTGAAACCATATCCAGAGTTCCCCGCCACGCAGGTTGTGCTCTGGCCCCACGTTCCAGCGCTGACTGCGGTGCCGGTTGCCATGCCCTCATGCCGGTCCGGACCATAGAGATCTGATGAGTCCCACGTGTAGGCATCTTTCACGAGCGTGTACGCGGTCACGCGCTGGTTGACACGGCAATCGCCGTTGATGATGGCATTTCGAGATTGGGGAAGATCTGCAAAATTATCTTTGATTTTGTTCCAATCGCCGGTTGTCATCCCCATAACAGCGATCGATGTACCAGAAGGCCACGCGTAACCGACACCTATAGTGCCATCTGCGTTAACTCCGCGGGTAATCCCAGTGATATCGGCAGGGCCTGATGTTGCCGTTATGTCGGTAATCGTGATTTCCTCAGCGCGACTTCTTACCGCATTGTCGAAACCAATTACGATCCCAGAGGTAATTAAAACTCCATCGACATCGTGGAAATATTCAGCGTGCGATACTGGGATAGTCGTTGCAACTGCCGTTACGTCAGATGTGGTAGTTGCAGGAACACTATTCTTTTTCTTTTTTGCAAGTAGGGTAAATGTCATAGTTTCTCAATCCTCCATTACGTTACGATCTTTGTAGCGAGCAATCTTCCATCTGTTCCTAACGTCACGATCACCCCATTTCCGGCCACGAGTGATAATCCGTCATCATACGCAGTCCGTTTCACCGATCCGTACGCCCCATTGATGGCGATCAGACATGTGCGGCCAGTACGACTGATTACAACGCCCGTTTTATTCACCACCGTCTTATCGATCAGATCTTTAGCAACATTCTGAATTTCGTAAATAGAATTAAGGTAAACTCGTTTCAGATTTAGGTACGCTCTGAAATCATCATCCTTGATAATTTTTACGGTAACAAAATTATACGTACCGGCGTTGTTATACTCGTATGAAATATCAATAATCCGGTAATCGTCATCCGGAAGGTATGAATCCCCAAACCCACTCACGATAAGTTTTTGTAAGAGAACAAAATCCGATCGCAGTTCAAATGTCGCCGTCCAAGTAAGGATCTGTTTTTTGTAGTAGAGTGCAAGATCAGCAGCACGATCGTTGCAATCGGTTTGCGTCGCGATTGCAGAGTTCGTCTCATAATACGGCACTTTGGGGATAGTCCCCGTTGAATTCACTACCGGATCGTATACGTCGGAATCGTAGTTTTTCGCCTCATACCATTTGCTGTTGGCAAGTGCCTGGCATCTGACCTCAATCCAATTATATTGCGTTTCCCCGTTCGCATCCAGTTGGAACGGAGTGATCATATATCCTCCGGCATCATTCGCATAAGTAGGGGTCGCCCGTCCAGATCCATTAGTGACATAGACCGGATCGGGGAGACATCCTACAGTATCTAAATTCACCTCATCGAAAAAATACGCACAGGGAACGGCCGGGGTGCCCGAAACAGTCTCATATCGGATATAAAAAATCCATTTCAGATACTGACAGATTTCTTCGATTGCCTGAGCTTTTGTCGTCGTAGAAGAGAAGTCAAATTCTTTCTCTGTCCAGCCCGCATCGTTCCCGAAATACTTTGGGTATATTCCGGTCATCTCTGCCCATTTTGCGCCGTAATTATTGCCTCCTTGCCATCCCCCCAATAGTTTTGCGACGTAATTAGTAGGATATCGTTGGTAGATAGTACCAGTATCGTCTGTTGCGGCACCATCTGCTTTGGCGATGTTCTCTGCACCTACTTCCAGGTTTTCAGAATCTTGGAAATATGGCGCTGTCCCACGCATCGCCTTCATTCGGACATAAGTGCTTGCCGGGTAGACCTCAATTACAACCCCATAGTCATAACTCGATATCCCGGCAACCGTATCACCGACGGTAAAAAATTTCCCTGCAACGAGATCCTTATAATCTAGCCGATATATCAGATCGGTTTGCTGGTCGGCCCATTTCAGGAGTACCTGATCTTCTGGTTCAATTTTCTGCGCAGTGAGGTACCATGAATAATCATATGCCGTTACACTCTGGTTTCCAAGAGGAGTGTACAATGTTTTATCCCATGTCACATTTGTCTGCCCGCTCGGTGCAATCCCCGAAAATACAATATTCCACGTACCGGTATAATCGGGGATCCGCATGACCAATTTCGTCCAGAACAGAGTCGAAGTGATATTTGCTACCGTGACCTTATCAAATTCAAACGTTGCAGTAGCCATTTTATCCGATAGGGCACGTTTTACCGTCGCTGAGGTTAAGAGGACGTCGATATTTATGGTCGGGACAAGTCGAACGGCCATAGCCGTCACTGCTGTGAAATTCGCAGCAATAGTGGCAGAATGCGCAGTGACCGATATAACCATCGCAGTGTGGGCATAGAATGCCGGTTGCATCTCACCGTTTGCGGCATCGATAATACGGCTCTGCCCATCGAGGGGTGACACATCAAGATAATCCCGATCTAAAAGCAAAATGACCTCTTCTTACGTGATAGATATCTGCAAATTGTTCACTGGGATATATGGAGCCATCCCGGGAGTGGCGGTAACGGCATTGTTCAGAGTCCCATACCAGAGTACATTACCAGCCGAAGAACTGTCAGCAAGGAATGCCACGGAAAGCGTCCCCCACGAAGATGAGGTCACCGACGGAAATGTAATTGCACTATTTGCGTTTGCCTTGACCCCGGCATTTGCTGCTGCCCATACGGTAGCCACATCGTTGTTGTCGATGCTTACGCGGGCATACCCGGCGCCGGGGGGCTCCCCAGTAACCGTTCCCGCAACATCGCAGGCAGTGCAAAGTCCCATCCACAATACCGCCGATCCGGTATATGCCTGTTGTCCAAATGTCAGATCGAGAAGTTTGTTTTTGATATACGTCGTTGCTGCCATGATTATAGCCTCCTGAAGCTAGTCACGATACGGTCTCCCGTGAGAATGAAATTGTATAATAATACACTCCCAGAAGCGAGTCCGGAGCCTCCCTGATCACCACGGAATCGATTACACAGTTGGTATACGAAGTACCGTTGATGACCAGCGTTCCCTTAGTTCCCGTGGTCTGGATGCTCATCTTACCCCCAATAAGGCGGGTTTTTGTGACGGTCCCGGCCTTTGCCGTCAAGTTTGTGATAAGCGTGAGAGATGTTGTTACGCAATCGAATGTGACCTCGAAAACATCCGATGCCTCGATTTTCATATTGGTGATCTGGCGGACCTGGATTGGTACGCTATCAAATGTCGTGGTGATGGTCATTGGTTCGGGACTCCCATGCTCGTTCTCAATCCGGAAAGATATCTTTCGAAACTCTTATCGCCGTTCAGGTAGATATCGCCACTAATTACGATATTCCCCTTCGTTGCCTGCGCTGGTGCCTGCGCTTCGATATATTGAGATGTTCCTTTTACGGCCGCTGGATCGATCCCCTTGGAGAGAGAGTTAAACGTTCCAGCAGCAGTCTCCACGTCGTAAACATCAGAGGCGTATTCCTTGGACAGGGATAGTTTGCTCTTGTTATATGCCTTCATTACCTGCCGTGCAGCTGCGACATCAGTACCGGCATCGGCAAGATTGGCAGTGGTTTCGTCTTCGAGATCGGCAAGTGATTGTTTATTATTTTTGACCTTCTCAATTGCCGAGGAATAATCTGAATATGCATCAGTCAATAGACCGATCCGGGTTTTTTCCTCTTCGCTCTTTTCTGATATTAACGTCGAAAGATTATTTTTGGCTTGGATCAGTTCGAGGGATGCATCCGCTATCTCTTTTGCAGTGCCGGATTTTTGAAGTTCATTGAGTTTTTTCTCAAGGGCCGGAATAGTATAATCGGTAAGATTCTTAATTTCGGCTTGTTTTACGGTGAGGCTGGCAAAAGGATCCACTGCACTTGTTACGGCCGTGGGGCTGCCAATATCAGATCCGGCCAGACTCTTTTTCGTGGAGGTGTCTGTTTTGTTTCCACCGAGGATCCAGAAAAGAGGACTTAACCGGGCTTGCCACTTCTCGAGATCACGAAGTCCAGATACGACTTTGCCAAAATACGTATCCGCTGCGGATGCCGTTTCATCCCAAGTGGTTTTCATTTCCTGCATGTTCGAAATTTCATGCTGGGTGAATGCAGGAGCATTACGGATCTTCTCGGAATTTTTAACGTATGTCTCCATGAACGGCAAGTATTCTTTCCAGTTTCGACCGTAGATATCAGCGGCAATGGCGTTGCGTTTGGTCTTATCTTCCATCTCCACCAGGGCTTTTGAAGTCTCCTCAAAAACCTGTGCCGGGGTTTTCCCCGATGGATCCACACCAAGCCTTGCAAATGCCTTTGAGGTCGCGGAGGTCGAGTCGTTGGCCTCATCCATACTCGTAGTGAGCTTAGTTATCGCGGGTGTGACGGCCTCAAATGATGTTCCGGCAAGTACCGCAGCGTATTTGATCCTCTGCAATTCGGTAGTTGTAAGCCCGGTGTTGTACGATAGGTCACGGAGTTGGTTTGCGGCGGCACCGTATTTCTGCACGGTTTCATAGACGACATACCCTACTGCAGTTGCAGCAGATGCCAGGAGCAGGTATTCTGATTTAAGTGATGATGTTGCTGCCGTAGTGGATTTTGTTTTTGCCTCAGTTTTTTCAAGACCGGAATCAACCTCATTAATTCCCTTTTTGAACCCACTTGTATCAGAGAGAAATTCAACGACAAGACTGCCAAGCTTCATATTATCCCTCGAATGCTGCCGACAACACCGCGGCCTGTTCTTCTGCTGTCTGCACTTTCACCGATTCACCTGTACCGACGAAATCCGATACTCTCCAAACTCCGCCATGCTTCTTCGGTACTAATGCATTGGCAAGCGTGGCACAGATAAGGCCCGTGCGGTGATTGTCAGCTATGCCTTTCTTCTCACGTAAAAGATTGAACTCCCGGGGGGTGATCCCGTAAAAGTCCGATAATGAAATATCAAGTTTCCCAATCGCTTCTTTTTCCATATCGTCGATCTCTTCTGACAGGGTGCGTGCAATACCGGGCTCTCCCTGAGTATTTGCCCCAATCGAGATCCACTCATCGAATGTCAGAGCGTCGGTGATCTTTTTCCAGTACCCGACAAGGGTAATCATGTCGTGCGCAGCGCCATCATCCACCAGCATCATACCGGCCTGCTCATAAGTCACTCCCTCGTGGCAAAGCCCTGCGTACAGGAGCAGATGGCACGTGGGAATATCCGCCTCCATATCAAAGATCGAGAAGAACCCCTCCGGTAAAATGTAGTCGATATCGGTTATGATTCCGAACGGATACCGGAGGTGGCGCAGTTCAGTCCCGATCTTGATAGGTATGGCGTACATGGTCGTGGAAAAATGTTGTTACGTGGTTGATCCGGCCGGTCCGATTGGTTTACCGGTTGGTTTGATGGCACCGTTGTAGGAGATCTTATCCTCGAACGGGATCGAAGGGGTACACTCAGTGATGTAACCATCCCCATAATACGTGTTGTTCGATGAGGTCCCCGCCATTGTGATCTTCCAGCCAACACGGGTACCATTATCCATAGCCTCCTGGATGATACTGTTATGCTGAGCGTTGGTACTCAGGTAGACATACGTGAACGTGAGATTTCCGGTTTTTGTGATTCCCTGCGGGATGCACTGGTCGTACCCATCGGTCGTTCCATGATTGGTCAGATCGATCGTTCCCTTCGTACGAGAGGGGGCCCCGATAGTCAGAATTCCCGCCATGTCTGTAAAGGTACCCGTACTCCCCACCGTTGAAAGTGCAAGAACTGAGGGGTACCCATTCCTGCCGTTAATAAGAGTTGACATTTTGTAGTTCCTCCGTTAATTTGTACTGTACTCGATCTCGTAGTTCGTGACGCAGTATCCCCGCCCAATCTCATCTTTTCCGAGATATTCGGGCTCTCCGAGCGCTTTGATCAGGGAGAAGTTAATTGTCGGTGTTGTTGACGTGGGGTAACTGAGACCGTGTGCGTGATCGAGTCGTGTTCTGATGTCGATACTTTTCTGGTATCCGCCATCTGAGGATGTGGAATAGACTGCGATGTTAAGCCGAGGGTGCCTGATGCTTGCTTCATCCATAGTCCAATCGGGTGCGGTACCAGCGTACGGGTAGAGCATTATGAGCGATGCGGTGGACCCTGGAAGATTGTTGAGGTAGATTGTTTTCGGAGCGGTACTAGTTGCAGCCCACACCCCAATACCCGCGGTTGAACTCCCGAGATATTGTCCGAGGTACTCGATCCAGAGAGTCATACGAACCTCCCAACGAGATGACCGGCACTGGCAATGTTTGCCGCGGCAAATGCCCGTTGTGCTGCTTCATAATCCCTTCTTACGGCATATGGGGAACTGAATTCCATCCGCTCATTTACGCCCTGCAGGATCATTTCCAATCTCCGGATCATCGCAGTTGCAAATCGAGGGATCCCACGGTTGACCGGATCTTCAAGATACTTCCATTTCGTAGGCCAGAGGTGCCGATATTCCGGAGTTTCGTGTTGGATCGCGGCATATGACTGATCGTAGCTGAATCTGATTATGAAGGAATCGCCTTCGAAAATCGGACCCTCCACTAGTGCCGTGTCTCGTAAATGAGGTGTGCCATCTGAATGGGGATTGTCGAAATCATAAGGACATTCTGCCTGTGACTCCATCATCCTATCATCTCCCCATTCTCTCGCCGCTTGTCCGAATTGTTCCGGAGCCTTCATGAGGTTCCGAAGATTGGCACGGATATTCTCCATTCCTGAAATTCTTATGACAAGCGGCCCTTCGTTCATCACTGCCTCCAAAATGCAATTGCAATACCGGTGATAGAGATCACAGCAGAGATGCCCGCCACAATCGCACCATCACGGCCAAACCATTTCATCTGGGCATCTCGAAGATCTCGGATCCGCGTTTCGTGGTCCTCCTGACAGATGAGAAGATTGTCAATCTTTCCATCGATTCTCATCAGCCATTCCCGATCTGTTTGGGGTTCGTCTGCGCTCAAGTGTAGATCTCCGTTAGTACATTCGTGCCATCAAATCCGGGTGTCTTATTGACGGCGATGATTATTGGTTGCTTGCCATCGGGAAGGGTGAGGGTAGATTCGGGATTTACTGATACGGCCCCACTCATCATGATCTGACAGGCAGAGACAACTTGTTTTCCCGTGCGATCGAGAACGACCCGGTTCTTCTGGAAGATGATTGCTTTGTATGAAGCGCTGGTGCCTGTTGACGGATTGCCGAAATCATCGTATCCAGTTCCCGGCGTCTCGATTACAATCGTCTGCTTGGCGCATTGGTCAAGGAGACTCATTTCACCACCGGCCTGCGGAACTGCCGCAACATTCCCGAAACCAGTGGGGGGATCCCGTCCTGGACGTAAGAACGGGAAAGGGGACCTACGGATTCAGAGGCCACCCCGACAGGGTTGTTGATCCATCCGTTGATGAGGTTCGATACAGCTACTTGGGCCGCCTTCCGGTTCCCTGCAAGATCAATGAATGCAAAATCGATCAGGACATTTCCGCCCGTGCTGGTGCCATTGGTGGATCCTGCCAGTGGGTAGATGTGGCCGTTCTCATAATCGATCTCAAAATCCCGATCCTCCTCATACTGGGTGCCCTCATCCGTCGACCATGCCCGAACAGTATCCGGCGCTATCCACTGGAACGGGGCGGTCTGCGTGCTGGTATAGGTGCTGGTGCCTGAGACGTTCGTAATGAGCGCCGCAACCGTAGAGGATGCCAGCAGGACGAGGTAATCATCCCGGTGCATCAGAAATTTTGAGAGGCCATAGTTACAATACTCATCTGCGAAGGCAGCAGAGGGATAGAGAAGCGCCCCGATCTGCACGTCATTGTTTGTCGTGGTGATGCCGAGGATCGCTTTTACATCCGATGTTGCCATTGCTGCGCCCATGCATTACCTCCTTAATGGATGAACTTGGAATCTCCGTTTGACCACACGCGAGAAAGGTCACTTACAGTGCCGATCTGTGCTTCAGCGTGATGGATGAGCCGGTCGATCTCCGCCCTCTGTTGGGAAAGAGCATTCATCCGGATCCTGGCATCGTCTGCGATCTTCCGCATCTTGTTTTCAAATGCCTTCTGTGCCTTCTCTTCCCACGCGTACAGGAACGCCGTTTTGTTCAGATCGGAAGCGTCTGGGATATACATCTTGACTCCCATGCCTTCCGCAATCCCTATCCAATACTCGCACGATGGACGCTGAGCAATATACTCATCACCGACTGCCATATCGACGCCGAAGATCTGGATCTCATCCCACTGATGCCCAATAACGAGGCCCTCGTAGATAGCATAGGCGATCATGTAAGAGATCGAGTTCGTGAAGTAGCGGGCTCCGGTAAGATTGCGGCTCTTGAAGGTCAGAAGCATCTCTTCGAGCGGAAATTTGATGGAACACGGGACCCCGCCATTCACGTCCTGCATATACACAGGGCATTGCAGTTTTGAGAGTCCAGAGATCCCCATGTTGTCAAGGGCTTGTTCCGGGATGTTGGTTTTCCGTGCTGCATTTGACGTCCTGCCGGCTACGACATCAGTTTCGATGTTATCAACGGTATGGATATCAAAGTGCCGGGTTTCCCGGGCAGGACGCATATCATTCAACGTCCAGATCTCCCATGTAGGATCCGCGTATGGAGCGAGATCGCGGGTAGGTGCAAATCCGACAATGGCAAGTTTCTTCTTTTCGATTTTGCCATCAATTCGGGCCTGCTCGAACCGTTTAGCGGTCGTGAGCCATTGCGGTTCTTGTGGGATTTCAGAAGAGGTATTCAGTACTTCGGTGCTTGCTGTGCTGGTTTCTGGGATTGTTGAGTTAACGGATTCCATATTATCATTCGGGGAAAAAAAGATTATTACCCGTGAGATTACGGGAGTTCAAATGCCTGGATATTGCACGCTGCGAAGTGGACACCGGTGCTGTCGAGGAAGTCGCTGCCGGTTGCAGTTGAGAGGTCGAAGACGCATTCAAGGAACGGCTGCTTTGCATCGATCCCGTTGCTTGATGCCGCCATGACGTGACCGTACCGGGCAGACTCGAACGGGCCGAATGTGACCATTGCGATCTGTGCGGTCGTGAGTTCAACCGATGATGTGCTCTCGATGGTCTTCCATCCACTCGCAGCGGTAGAGGTACCGATTCCGGTGCCGGGCGCCCTCCATGCGACCCTGTCTGTGCTCGGAGGGTTGCGAAGGTGGATTGCCGGATACCCGATAGTGGAGTTCTCAAGGTAAGTGGCAACGATGACCATCTTGCCATCGGGGCGGTTGAATGGGATGCGGACAACATCTCCAGCGGTGGACAGTCGGATACCTCCCGGGAACGCCTGTGCCCTCATCATTGCGGTTGATCCTGCAATATTGGTAGTCTGGGTGATGACCCGATCGCGGTAGAACAGAATAGGGTCCAGTTCAGTGGTAGTAGCTGCCATGATTACGTGCTCCTGGTCTCAATGACCACAAGTGCCTTGGGCTTGATGACCTTCGCGCCATACACATGCAGACCCTTCACGGCATCGGAGAATGCACCTTCAGGCTGGTATGCGACGGTCTTGACGATCTGGTCAGCGAAGGTGATCGCTTCAACAGTTCCGAACATGCATTCATGGACCGGCTGCGATGCGGTGTGGGTGCTGCCAGTGGCGAGGTTGTTGCTGCCGAAGATATCGAACCCGAGATACCTTCCGAGATATCCGTTCCCGAAGAGTTCCGGGTTCTGCCCGAGCGTCATCAGGACATTCTGCTTTACGAGCTGGGCCTCTACGTAGGGGCTGATGTATGCCCGGCGCCCGGCCTTGGGACAGTTCATTTCGCTCAGGAGCTGTGCGGCACGGCCGAACAGATCAAGGACCCCATGGTCTGAGCTTGCAAGAGTTACCGTGGCGTACGTTGATGCGCCGGCCTGAGTGTACAGGTTGGCGATGAACGTGTCCGCTTTCTCGGCCATTGCCTGTGATGCATTGGTAATACCAGCTCCCATCACATCGCCTTTTGCCTGCGCAGTATCGATGTTATCAACCGAGAAGGCGAAGTAATCCGCCTGGTCAATGACAAGGGTCGTCTGCGAGTCTGCGAGCTGTTCAACGGTGAGGTTCCCGGTACTGTTCTTGGTGTAGGTCCGAACGGTGACTGGCCCGACAGAGTTGATCTTAACCGTGTCGCCCTGCCCGTTGATCTCTCCCTCGTAGTTCCTGTTACAGAACCCACCGAGGATCGTTTCCTTCTGGAAATCAGTGAATACCTGACCGCTCCAGATCGTCGGAATGAAGTTATTTACAGTCAATTCTTATTCTCCTGTGATTTTAGTTTTTGATTCTACCCTCACGCATTGCCGCGTGAAGTTCGGCCATAGTGGCCTCCCGCTCTTTTTGGGGAGTGCTTGGAAGAGTGACCTTTTTAGTGATCTCTTCGACTTCGGCCCGGGTATAGTATCGTTTACCCGCCGGCGCTCCATCACCTTTCGGAGGTTCGCGCCCGTTTGCTTTGAACCGTTCCGCAACAGCCGATTCAACGGCCTTCTGGAACTCGGTTTTCAGAGTTGCCGCACGCGCTTTTGTCTCATCGGCATCTTTCCCGACAATGAATTCCCGTAGGTTAAGTGGGATTTCATGTTCCCGCAGGATATCAACGGCGAGAAGTTCCAGTTCTTTGCGCTGGAGGGTCGCTTCCCGTTCTCCGAGTTGGGCCTCCTTATATTTCCGGAGTTCAGCCTCGGTCATCTGACTCTTTTTGAGGTCGTCGATCATTGCCTGCTGCGCCTTGAACTGCTTTGAATACTCAGTCCTGACCTTATCGGTTTCAGACTGAATGATCTTCGCAATGTCCGGCGATTCGGGTGTTTTTGGTGCTGCTGGCGGTGCTTGCTGCCCATCAGTTCCCGCAGGAGTTGTCCCGGAGCCCTGAGGATTTGGGGTACTCTGTTCGTCTGCCATAA